TGGGTACAGAAAGATCAAACGCTTTCCACACCCGATCCACAGCATCAATCTCAATTAACCCATCGTCAACGACCGCCCGAACAGTATCACTGAATGATTGTAGCTTGATCCTGAACTGAATCATTCGACCTGTAATATCCGCAACCTGAAAAGGTCGCCAGTCTGACCATGTAATACCACTAACCCCGGATATAGGGTCGATGGCGGCGATGTTCGGTTCCCATTCGCTCAATGTCAATATATCATCGGTGACTCGATACTCAGTGGTTGTATCCCACATTGATCGGTCTGCCACCTTAGCCAGTGGTTGTTGACTAGCCAATGGAACCCATAACACCATGTCACGTTGCTCAAGTTCACCGTGAGCAATAGTTTTGTTCGTAATCCTGACCTCTTGTACATAACCGAGATCGTAGGTTGTCGCATAATAGTAATACCCTTCATCAGTAATGTTACCGAACGGGCCTGTCAGTTCAATCACTGTACCGTTTACTTGCACCTGACTTTTACCACCTGTCCAACCTGGTTGATCGTTCACGGTATCCACCACATTAATATCCGGTAGTTGTTCAATGCTGGTTCGAGTAACAACCGATGGGCCAATGTTACCGCTGGTATCAACCGCTTGAATGAAATATAAACCAGTGCGTGATCCGACTGTCAACGTGTTAGTCAGATAGTTCGTTGTGCCTACAACCTGGCTATACTCAATCGTACCATTAACAATATCCGGTGAATAACGAATCACATACTCACGGATATTTACTTCCTGATTCAACTGCCAGAATAGGTTAGTCTGTGAATTCTGGACGTTGCAACCAAACCCTTGCACAGCAGCAGGTGTGGTTGATACAGTAGCCACAATACCGTTGATAATCCGACTTTGACCTACTCCGTATTGACCATAAGGAATGATCTCAACTGTAAATGCTGTACCACCGATTGTTGATTGTTGAACCAGATCGAATTGGAAATCGAAGGATTCAACCAACACTTTATCAGTGCGAACAACACCATCGATAGTACGAGTTACCACTTCATGATAATCGGCATCGAACGGTAATACTGTCCAGTCAACATAAACATTGACATAAGGGAATCGGTCTATGAAAACTAACTCTTGAGTCAGATTACTACCATCGATTCTCAATACTTCGGTATTGATCAATAACGCTTGGGATGCTGTTTTACCCACACCTTGACGGCCCGATTTACTATATGGGATAAGCTCCACATCAATAGTACCGTAATCGAAATAAGGTATAGACTCGTGAATGATTGTATAACCAAATTCCCGAATAGGGTCTTGGAAATAATCCAATGTTGCCAATGAATGTTCAATGCTTAATGAGAACCAAGATGCTGCAATAGGTTCGGCTACCCATGAGATATTTATGTAGTTCAGCGTTCGACCGCCTTCATGCTTCAATGTCTGTGTGATGTCCAAGCGGCTCACGTAAAGTGATGTGACACCATCTTCACCCAATAGATCATCACCAAATGTAGGGTTCCAGGGTGGGATAGGTAGATTGTCCACATTGTAGATTTCCTGAACATATCGATACATGCTCAATGTCGCGGTTAGGTCTTTGTCAGGCTGCACCGCTGATACAATGTACGGAGTGGTGATTCGATTCGTGATACCTAACACAATCAGATCGTCAACGTTCATGCCTGTGGTGTTATCCACGATGAATGTATCTTCATCAATCATCTGCACCACTAAGCCGGTTCGCACCGTACCGTTGACCAGTCGAATCGAATAGCCTGTCGGTGCAACTGATAGCAACTCAGTGACTTGGATTTGGTTACTGGTGATCGCTTTAATCCGACAAGGCACTCCGCCTATTTCTGGTACATCGTGCGCCACCAGCACCAGATCACCACGGCTACAGACCAAATTCTCAACATCCATGGTGACGGTGAATATCTCAGATCGATGGATACCCTGCGCCAACATGTACCGACCATACGACCAAGCAGATGAATAGTTGGTGATTCCGAACGTGCCTATTTCTTCAAACAAAGTTGCGTTCGACTCACTGTAACCGTTGTTATAGACAATAATCTCGTTTTTCTGCCAATCGGCCCGACCTGATCCGGCTATTGCATCTCCATCAATATAACTGACTCTCAACGCGTGAGGAATATCGGAGAATGTGCGAGTACCACTGAACCCCCATGAATTTGCCGGGGTAATAAGTTGTCGAGGGATGGACTTTTCTTCATCCAGCATCACACCGTATTTACCCTGATTGGTGATCTTCAACGATGCTCTACAAGCGGAGAGTACCGATAATAGTAGTTCTTGGACGGTAGTGGTGTAATCCACAACAAAATCAGCAGTATATCGAGGTTTGGTGATACTCACACCGTTGATTGTGCGCGTTACCAGTTCATCGCACTTACCCGCAAAGTAAATCCATGAAGGCCAATCGATCATGGTATCCGGTAATGGGTTAGGAGTGGATACACCTGTCATGATGTCCACGCAAATCCAGGCCGGGTTGCGAGTTGGAATTTCAATAAAGGTTGTACCGTTGGTGGTTGTTCGCAATATCGATGTTGCATAGGTACTCAAGTTCTGCACAACACCGTTGAGCTTATTGTTTGCTTGAACCAACATCTCCAACATCGTATGAGGTCGTGTCAAGTTCAGCACATTACCTGCAATTCTGCTTTCCAACAACACCAACTGAGTGACATCGTAATAATTTGCAACAGTAGCAATGGTGGTATATCGAATGAATCTGATTTCATAAGTACCTGGAACCCCTTCGAAATCGAAGTTAGCTAAAACCGTAATAGGAATAGCAGAGGATGATTTAATTCTGACTGAGAACGTGCCATTGTTACTCAAGGATGCCCCTTGATAATCCTTTGCCACCAATCGTTTCCACTCCGTCGTTCCTATAGGTCGCCACCAGCAATTCACCAGAATCTCATGTTCTACAACTTGATTTGATTTTTTGTTGAAGTGATACAACCCTTGAGGGAAGTAAATATTCAACTGAGCACCTATAGATTGTGGTTTCGTTGTGAATTGATAATTTACCTCTTTAAGTGTGTTTATTGTCAGATTCTCAAATCCATACCGGGCTGTGACATACTTCAACTGTGGAGTTTTGGTGTTCTGATGTAGTTGGAAGTTCTCCGTTTTGGTGTAGGTAGTAGAGGAGGTTTCACCGATTTTGATGTTATTCAAATCAATGTCAACATTCCCGTACCCAAAATCATAAAGCACGGAGAATTTAGATTTTGTACCAGTTGTTGTGATGGATGGATTCGCCGCCATCAACGGGTAATACTTCACTCGACCATAGATTCGAGGTACTGTTCCGTAAGGTCTACCTTCGTTACTTTGACCTGTTACCATGTAGTTTGCGCCTGGATTCATCCCTGACCCGCTTGTGCTGAGTGACGGGGGTTTGATCAGTGCATTGATCACCAGTCCACCCACCATCGATACAGCAACACCCGCAACAGCACCAAGCAATGGGCCATACGCAGCAGTCACCCATGCACCAACATAAGCTGCAACTACTGCAACTACTACCATCAGGATCGTACCGAGAATATTCTTCTTACCTCCACCACCTCCACCACCTTGAGGGTTGACACCAATGATCAGTTCGTCACCACGCAGGACTCTAAACCCTTCAATATCGGTAACATCGGTTCCACCCAGGTACACCCTCGCCATAGATCGGTGGGTTGGATCATGTATACATTGCTCTAATACCTGAGCGATGGTAAGTCCTTCTTGCACTACATAGCGATTTTCAGACATGTGTATAGATTCCTGTGAGTCGGTGCCGCCAGTTGATGTCGTTCATTTCTTCAATTGTACTATTCCGACCAGGGAACGAGTGCATAAAATAATTATTACCTATGTAAATCCCTACATGAAGATCGTACCCTTTAACTTTGAACACTAGCACATCCCCCTCATCTGGATTGTCCTTCTCGACCCACACTTCACCTAATTGCAATCGTTGCTGAACGATATTATCAATAGCAAACTCACGTACTGTTTCCGCGGTGTAAAAATACTCAGGTAAAGGGTTTCCGAATTCTTCATCACTGACCCACCTAACGAAAGTCCAGCAGTCAGCCGATTCAGGAGGATTACCGTGTGGTTTGTAGGGTATACCAATGTACTGACGAATATCCATTAGAACATTGCCGGGAACTGGACTGGTGTGTAATTGTCAGCCGGGAACTGACGGTTGAGAATGTTGACAATGTTCATCACACCGCTAATTTGAATAGCATCATAAGTTGCAGACCGCATCACCATCTCCTCGACCGATACTTCAACCACATCAGGTTGAACATTCGTCACCAGTTCCAATTTCATCTTCAATGGTTCGGTGATGGAGCGAATCCCCTCAATCAATACATTGTCAAAGTTTTGAATCGTAAGGGTGATTTTTGGTAGCGACTCACCATCATCAGCAGGAAACGTGAAGTTGAATGGGAAAGGGGTGTATGGTTCACCTCGACTCACAATCTCCACAGGGTTGTTCACAAATCGTTGTGTGGCACCTGGGATGTACAGGGTGAGCAACCCTAACCACACCACATCGGTAGATGTAGCTTGAGCAGCAGCAATGGCGGTAGATGATGGCATGTTATAATCCTATCCATTCAGGGAGTTGTTCAATCTGAATCGATACCAGAAACGCTTTCGCACTCCGATCCCATTCAAAGGTTGGAGGCTTACTGAATCGCCATACTTCCTCAATACCTGACCCCGGCATCTTGATCCTTGTGGGATGAACACCTTGAGCACATCGAATGTAGAACCAATCAACCATATCCTGATACTTATCCCTGGTCAGAATAAACGCACCGTTGGCAATACGTAGTGTTTGTGTTGTGCGTCTACGTGTCTTGACCGCACCATTCTCCATCTTACTCTTGAGTAGGGATTCTTCCCAAGACTCACTGAGCGTTTGCAGACACCCGCTAATTGTTGAGGGTCTAGTGGCAATGGTTAAACTCATGCTGCCGATCTCCTGAGATTGAACGATGAACGGAATTGTGAATCAAGACTTCCGTCACTCACCATTGTACGGACTTTTCGGGCAATCTGCACTTCCAGTACCGTCTGCATATCTGGCCCGGTGTAACTGTTCGCCGTGACCTCAACATCCTGTGAAGCGTTGTTGTTGATGATCACGTTGACTGGTGAACCTTGCACACCGAGATCACCTGAACGAGTTCTACGAAGTGGTACGATGGCTTCAGGCCCGGCCTCACCCGCCACACCCGCACCGAACGCACCACCTTTAGCGAATGCGCGGAGTCCTGCACCCTTCATTGGGAACATGATCGGTTGGTTGATCACACCTTGAGGGAGTCCAAGTGAGTTGAAAGTATTACCCTTCGCTGATGGCATGATTCGACCGTTGGAATTGGCACCAAATTGATCAACACCGAAACCCTTTAATGAATTACCTAACGCCTCAACCAATGGTTTCACAATCAGTAATTGAGTGATCATTTTGGCGATGTCTTTCAAGAACGATGTGGCGAAATCGGTAATAGAGAATTTGGTTTTTCCAATCCCATCGATCAGACTATCGAAAGCACCTGTGAGTGTGTTACCTACTTTGTTGTTGATGTCGTTCAACAACTTAAGCATGGTGTTATCCTTGGTCGCTTGATCATAAGCATCACGCAGCTTAGCTAACTTCTCGATGTAGAGATTCAGAGATGCAACACTATCAATAGTGATAGTGTCGGTCAATTCTTGAACAGCTTTGTTGAAATCTTCAGCAGGACTTGTTGATGACTTCAACTTCTCAGCCATGTTATCGAATTCTTTCGATATGGTCTGAATCATCGGATCAAGTTTCTGAAGTTCCTCAGTCAAGACTCGGAAGTAACCTGTATCAGTTTGCCCGGTTGCCTGGAGGTTAGCGATAGTGGTTCGCAAAAACTCAATCTTTGGTGCGGTGTTATCGATCTCCTGACCGGATGTAACCAGAGCCTCTTTCCACTTGATCGTTGACTTGGTGATCTCATCAGCAGTGTCAGCAATCGCTTTGTCGTAAATGCGTTTGATGATCTCAGGATTACCAATATCCGCTTTGGTAAACTCGCTAATTTTCGCAAGTAACTCAGCCCGTTTTTCCTCTGGTGTCCGAATCGCTTCGTACATACTGAGGTATTCATCACGCAATTTTTCAACAGCTTTAGTTTGTTCACTGACAAGTTTCGATGTCTCCTTGACAGCAGATGCACCACCTCCACCTGTTGATTTACCTGTGGGGATCAAATCAACCGGGCCAGCTTTACCCATATCCTTGAACGTCTTTTCCAGAGCATCTGCGGTACGTTTAGCTTCTTCTTGTTGTAATGATAAGTTCAACAATTCTTTGGTGGTCGCACCAAGCGCAGGAGACATCACCTGTACTGATCGGGTGATCTGATTAACCGCTTCACTACTGTTGATTGCACCATTACTCAGGTTTTTCAATATCGGTACAACTTTCTGAGCTTCTTTGACAGTGTAACCAGTAGCATCAGCAAACTTTCTCAAACCGATGGCGTCAGCAGAAAAATCAGTGCCTTGAGGTAAAAAGGTGAAGTCCTTCCAACCACTCAATAAATCGGATTTTGCATTTTCTAACTGCTTCTTCATTGCAGATTGCAATTCAGAGTTCGCCCGAACAATGTCAGTTTTCAGAATTGCCAGTTGTGCCTGAGTGCTTTCACGCATCAAGTTCCTGGCAGCAGCACTTGCTTTATTGAACGATTCAACTAACTGATCAGTATTGACCTTGTTGAATGCTGTACCAAGTGAGTTAATGTTCGTACTTAAGTCGGATGCAATTTCACCGAGTTTTTTCGCAGGTGTTGCAGCCTCAAACATCCGAGCGATAAACGGGCCAAGCAGTGACGCTACAAGACCAAGAGCCGCACCCCAGGCACCGAAGGCACCCAAGAGTTGAGGCAACTGTTGACCGAGCGCTACGGAGGCTTTTGTGCCACCTTGTACCGATACGATAAAGTCAGTGATCTGGAATGATGCATTCTGAACCTGACCGCGGAGACTTTGAATCCCTGTACCGAACTGACTGGTTCCACCTGTCAATCGGTTAAGTTGATTCTGATAGGCAGCAAACTCAGCAGTGTTCTGTTTACCAGCAGTCGCCAATTGACTGAGTGCTGTTTTGAGACTGTTAATCTTATTCGGTAGTGCTTGAGCTTGAGCACCGATCTGAGCCATCTCACGGTTGAACTCAAACATGATCTGGTCAGTGGATTTAACCACCTTGCTCCAATCATCTAGTTTAACACCCGCTTTTTGAAACCCTTGCGCGTTGGCTACGGTATTTAAACCTAACTTCTCAATCTGACTATCGAGTTTCTTTATCCCATCGGTGATCTTCTTCAGATCATCCTTCATCTTGACGCTTACATCGATGACAAACTCTTTAGTTGCACCTTGTACTGATATACTGTTATCTGCCATGACTATACTCTGATGTTTGCGTATTCAATGATGATGACCCATGCACCCCTTCTAGCATCTTCTGCGGTGCGTTGGATGTACTTACCGCCTGGACGTTTCACCAATGGGATGTAATCCAAGGCTCTGCGAGAACGACCCGCAATGACTCTGATTGGTGAGTTCTTCTTGCCGATCTTCAAAACGCCTCGAATGTTCGCCGCAGTCTTACCCATCCAACCTTTAGCACCACCCCATGTTTGAGACAATCTTTTATCCGGGTCTGGATTCTTGACGTTCGAGTATTGCTGAGTACCGAACATCGGAACCATGTATATTTTATCACCTGGACGGAAGTTCGTAATCTCTGATGAGTTCGAGATGGGCGATGAAGTGTTGGTTTCCCTACTATAATAGAAAATCTTTATCTCTTGAGTAGCAATCTGATCTTTCTGTATCCATCCCCTTGGTGAAGCGAAGTTGCTGATATTCTTCCTCATCATTCGAGTCATCTCCATCAGACCAACTCGAACAGCCTCTTGGATGAAGTGGATTGTGACTCGCTTTTTAGCGGTACTGATAGCGGATCGATTGGGTGCATTGCGACCATCGACGGTGATAGAGTACGGAGTTTCACCGTACTTTCTCAGATGCTCATCGAGTAATTGATTAGCGGTGTTGCGGAGTAGAGGATAAACCTCTTTATTCAGAATCTTATCTACTTCAGCACGGAAGTCGATGATCGGTGTAATGATTTCAACATTGACATTGATCATCCGAACATCCGAGCCAGATCATCAGCGCCAGCAGTGGCGAGGTCAACCGGTTTCTCAGCCGGTCTTTGCATATACTTGAGCCAGCCCATGAACTCACTCATGGGCATTTCAGCAATCAATCGATATACGGGTATATGTAACCTATCAGCGATTGTATACAAAGTGAAATCCCAATCATTACGCAATGTATAGAATGTGTACTCACGGTCATTCTGCATTGCCTGTAGCTTCCGCAATTAGACTGGTTACAGACTCATCTTCACCACTGTCCAAACCATTGACTTTCATCGATGCTTTGATCAGATCACCTAGGTACGGAACTATCTGAGCCATTGACTCATTGGTGATCGGTTGACCATTGAGTGATACTGTTTGCAGTACCAACTGCTTCTGGAACTCAGCAGGGTTTTCAGACAACAGTGGAAGCAGGTTGAAACCCTGACCGACTGTTAATCCAGTGACCACGTATGACCCGACTTGTATTGTTTCCATAGTTCTAGCCCTATGTTGTTCTAGCCCCAATAGGAAAACCGGTTGCAGCCGATGGAGCTAGTCATCGGACGTTTATATGCAACCGGTTAATCGGTTATGGGTGTACCCAGCGAATCTTGTCAGATTGATTGCCTGTTGCAGTAAATGCAATGGCACCCTCAATAGGTGTCGATGGTGAGAAACCTGCAATGGTGACAGCACCTACCAAACTACCAAGAGCAGTGCTTGGTAATTCAATCTTGAACGCTCTGGTCAGACCATCATCATCCGCCTTAATCAACTCATCCAACCCTGCATCAGAAGGGTCAAGATAACCACTGACTGAGATACCACCGAGGGTTGTTTTACCCAAGATCGTTTGGTCAGTGCAGAATGTACCAGCATCAATCTGATTGGTGGATGATGGGTCGATGGTTAATTCACTCAAACACAACCGAACCATATCCGACTTCTTGGTAATTTTTACAGAAGGAGTCGCACCTAAACTGTTCAATGAACCAGTGGTGTCTGAACCGGTTAGAACTAATGTCGTACTTGTGACAGTACCGACTGTGAATGTTTTACCGTCGATTTCAGTGAACCCTGTGTTCTCTGGCTTGACAACATCGCCAGCAGTGACACCTGTAGTCGATGCAACAGTCACAACCGCTGGTTTCGCTTTACTGATAGCAGTCGTTGTCAGCGTCACAAGGGTTGCAGTGGATCGGGCTAAGTATACATTTAGCCCCTTGGTTGAATAAGCAGTCATGCGATTTACTCCAAAATGATCATTTCGATTCGATTATAGCATTATTAATGTTAGGCCGATATTGCACCAAAAGTTTTCCATGTACCAGGAGTACCAGCGGTAACGCATACCCAACCAATAGTCCCACTAGCCGATGGTGCAATGTTATATACAATATCTCCGACTGCATATGTTCCGGTAGTAGGTGCTGCTGACGCCCAGTTAATATTAGGTTGTGCTTTTTGCAAGGCTTTATTAATATTACCATAAATATTTGTAACAGTAAGCCCGCTGGTACTATTTGATATACCTGCGGCATTATTATAAACATTGCCGTATAAGTTAGTTATATTTATAGTGGTAAGTAGTCCTGTATTTACTGTAAATAGTCTTAAACTCATATTGTTGTTTTCACAACGATCTATATTTAACGTACCGTTATTACTACAACGTGCAAGCGCATCTAAACCTTTTACAGTGTTACCAACAAAGTTAATTGTTAAGTTAGTGGTAGGCCCGTTCCCATAAAATAAACCATTAACAGCAGTAGCAGAGGTTATATTAAAGTAATTATCATATATGTCTAAAACTGCTCCGGGATTAGCAGGATATACAGGTGTTGCAAATACATACTGACCATTTATACTACCATTAAAGATATTGTTACGTATAATAGATGTATGGTGGTAATGACCATACGTACTAGAACCACTGTTAAAGAAGGAATTTTTAAATGAATTGCCTTCAATTAATAGGAATGCATCTGTATTAACTGTGTCTACTCCAAAACTCCAAGTATGTGTATTTTGAATACTACTAAATGTATTATTTCGTAGTATCCATTTAGTAGAGTAGCCAGAGCTTATAGCACTTGGATTAGCTGCCTTCGGGTCATATACGTTACTTGTGTATGATTTTTGTATAGCTATTAGTTGTTTTGCGGCGGTTGAGTTATTTACTTCAAAATTACAATTCTCTATAGTTACTTCATGGTTTATTGCACTAAGCGAAATTGCTTGGTCTGAGCCACTATGTTCACAATTGCGGATTGTAACAAAGCAAGCTCTAAAGACATTAAATCCAGCTTCTCCTATTGAAGCACAGTTATCATAGTATACATTCCATACACCGTTGTGTGTCGAGAAACCTCCACTACATCTTTCGGTAACACAGTCACTATAAAAACTGTGCATCTGACCATAAGTATCATCAAAACAATGCCATCCGTGTTTACCCACACAATTATCTGTTTTACTGATCCAATTACGCTCACGCAAGATACCGTAACCATATTCATTAGGTGAGCCGCTTACAAGGGGTGCAACTGTACCTATATCATTGGTATATCCAAAATGGTTAAATGTACTATCAGAAACCATATCGTAAGCATTGCGACGTATGTATATCTGTGTTCTACAGTGTCCATCTACGGTAAAGTTATCTAACCATAGATGTTTGCAACCATTAAACTCTAAAGCACCTGTAATTACTCCTGCTGTATCAGAGACAATAATATTAGTATTAACCCAATTAATAGGCTCATTCAAATGGTATACGTTTACAGTAAAAGACGCAATCGTACCGCTACCACCACTTGCTATTATCTGCGCTACTGATATATCAGCTACAGCACTACCTTCAATATAAACCTTGTTACCTGTTAATTCATGTGCTACATAGTAATGTAGTGAGTCTGTCTTATCCGGTCCTGACTTATATGGACATACAATTTCGATGAAATCCCCAGGTACTATACCTGCTACACTAGTAAGGTCGAGGTAGGTTCTACCTCTTGTTACCTCAGTTGTCATAGTAGTAGTTAGAAACGCAGATGGCATTGTAAACTTCAACGAAGCGTTGTCACAGAATACAGTAGCCCCCCCTAAATCCACATTTAGTTGATTATGACCTGATCGATTTAATGTCTTGTTAGTCGCCAATCGATATGTCTTACTACTATCTGATACAAGTTTGATTCCATTTTGGGAACAGTATGTTATCGCCGATAAGAATGCCGTACTATCATCTGTTACACCATCACCGACACAACCGAAATCTTCAGGTGTTCTGACTGATCTGCTATCAAGTGTATCTAATCGACCATCCAACGTGACCAGCGTACCTTCGACAGCATCCAACCGAGTATCTAAAGGACTCACATCATCCAGTATAGTGTTAATCTGTGCTGTTGTTTTATTAATTATACTCATGGTAATGCCTCTAAAGGTGAACCGTTAATATCGAATAATTGGTTTCCGTCAATGTCAAACAGGTAATACGGGTTATCTGTCGTAAATTCATGGTAAACCTGTAGAGGTGAACCATTGATGTCGAATAGATAATTTCCATCAATGTCTTGTAACTGATCAACCGCATAGTAATTATCATAGAATTCATAATCCACCATAAACTCCACAACAAACCATTCACCCTGGCGAAAGTCCATCGGTGCTGATATATTTGTCAAAGTCAATACACCACTGACATCCATTTGCCGATATAGGAATTTCATATCAGCTTCAGCAGCGGTTAGTAGTACATCATCACCGATACCCGGTTGACCGAAGAATGCGACGGTGAAGTTCCCTTCTTCAATCGTATCGCCGCAGAATGTCGCAGTGTTTTTGATCGGTATGTTGTACTCGACTGTGGCCCACATGTTATCAGTAGGGTCTTGCTCCATATTGACCGTGTTGTAGAACGGTGTGCTCATTAACCCCATCCACGTTTCAACCTGTCTGCGAACCAATCGACTAGACATTCCCGTGCTCCTGAGCTGCGACTAATGTGCGATGGTTGGTCACTTCACCTTTGTGATACAACAGATAGTGGATACCACCCATCCGAGGGCAGTTGTCCATGATGATCGTTGAGTCACCACTGATCCAGGTTCTGTCGTTCACTTGTGTCCAGGTCATATTTTACCCTTCGTATGACACCGGAAACCCACAGTGTCACCCACCACATGATCGTAAATCGGTGATACCGCTTCAATGACATAGTTCGTTCCATCGATCACCACCTTGTCGAACTTCTCCGGTACGACATTCAGCGAGCTTTCCAAAATAGTGATCTGCTTCCCGTGCACACCGAAAGTGTTGATGATCGACTCAGCAGCACGACCATTCGACTGTACCAGTGCTTTAATGTTGGTCACAGTGTTGGGTGATTTGGTCTGCTTGAAGATCACCGGGATCGCCAATTGACCGAACACCAACGTCAGTTCAGCACGGGTCATGATGACATCCTACGATGCGGTTGCAGGATCGCAATCATACCCCCTGAAATCGGGCCAAAATCACTCGCTGAGACTGTGTCACTCTGAGTCTGGAACTCAGTGACCATACCATCAATGCTCAAGCGTTTAAGTGGCTGTCCGGTCGATGTAGCACCGACTCCTTGAAGTTGATCCCACAACGATTTAAACGTGCTGAGAATAACCACCAGTAAGTCAGGTGGGAATGTTTGATACCCACCATCATACGTCACAGTGACTTGATGATCACAAATCCGACCATCGGCATGAAGCATCCCGGTTTCTTCATCGGCATGATACGCAACACTGTTCCCATCAGACAAAAGTGCTGAGGTTACAGAATCGATTGGGTAATATTTCAACGATAAAGTGTTGCCGGTTTTATGGGTGAATTTCTCGATGATGTCAGTGGTGTGTCGCAAACCCCGATCCAGATAACTCTCAATCGTGCTGATGGTTGCTTCAAACACAGCTTCCAATTCATCGTCTTGGGTCGCATCAGTCACCAGTAACCCGGCTTTAGTGCGGAGTGTTTGAATAAGAATACCACCAAGGGGGTTTGTGATGACCATGATTATGCCTCAGCGTTTGGAGCAACCGGTAAACTCATCACCGTACTTGAGAAATGTTCACCTGTTTTGCCGTTTATGATTTGCAGGGTGTAATCACCTGACTTATTGAGATCACCCGTCACACATTGATAAGTTAATTGTCCTGTTGTGCCACCACTCACCTTCGTCGGTGTTTTGGTGAGGACGGTGAAATCAGGACGAATGATTTTGAGAGTGATTGTGTAACCTGACAAATCGACAATTGTGTTCGTTTCATCACGCACTGTGAACTTCAGCAATGTTGTGTCATCTTGATGTACAGTCATTCCTATCTCTCAATGGTAAACGATACAGACCGATTAATATCTGTTGTGAAACTTGTCATTCGGTCAATCCCGGTATCAAAATTCATCTCACGTTGAATCATTGTATCAAAATTCACGATTTCAGGCATGACAACAAGAATACCATCACCGGTAATAGCATGATTATAGAAAATCTGACTATTTGTAAATATACTGGATTGGGTTAATTTAACCGATCCAGGTGATACAGTATGCGAGTAGAAAGTATTAGTATTTGTTAATAATGGTGGTTGTAGCGTTATTCCGCTGCCAACAGTGATGGCTGCCGAATAAAACGCGTTATTATTAACAAAGTACGGCGATGTTAAGGCAACACTACCGACACTAACAGCATGACTGTAAAACGCGTTGCTATTGTTAAATATCGATGATTGAACAAGGCTTCCGCCAGCTACGATTGTGTGACCGTAGAATGAAGCGCTATTATCAAATCTTGCTGATTGGCTGAGTGTTACACTGCCAAACGATAAAGTAGGCGCATAGAATGACTGACTATTGCTGTAAAGCGATGCTGTCAGGGTTTGTGGCGCTCCACCTTGTGTTAGTGCGTGAGTGTAAAAACTGTTGATATTTGTGAATAGCAATGGGCTTAGATTAACCGCCCCAGGCGTTACAGTTGTAGAATAAAAGTTGTTGGAGTTGTCAAAACGGCTAGAC